GTGGCATTCCTAATTCTCCTATTATTATAACCATTTCCATTTGTAGCCACCTGCACTTCTTCTCTTTCCATTACAGCATTCTCCTATCTTTGAATTGTTAATACCTGTAAGAGCCTTAGCTTCCAAAACTGAATTAAATTCTTCTATAATTTCCATGTTAGAATTACATTTAGCTACCCTCTTAGATTTAGTTATACTTAATGAACAACTCCTTTTATTAATTCCATTCCCATAATTAACATTATACAAACAGTCACACCACTCAAGATTCTCAACAGAGTTATTAGCTTTGTTTTCATCCTTATGATTTACTTGACTGTAATTGTTGGGGTTAGGAATAAAAGATTCAGCAACAAGTCTATGTACAAGAAAATGCTTCTTAACTCCATTATTACAAAGCACTACAAATTTATAACCAGCACTTTGAGTACCCTGAGAAATCTCTCTTGATTCTCCAGTGTGGTTATAGTCCATAGATATTACTGAACCTAAATTGCTCACTATATACTTAGGAAAATCAGGAACACTTCTGTATTCAATCCTTCTGTTTTCCACCTCTCTTAAATAACTGTTTCATGGGTTCCTCTAAGATTTTCTTTGCTGTAATAGCATCCTCTAATGTTCTAAATGCAGCAAAATTCTTGAAGTTCTTGATTTTATTCAAGTCCTTGACCTTTGATATTTCTCCGTTTAAAGACCTAATAACATAAATCTCCTTACTGTTCTCAATGTGATTATCATATTTTTCATCGAGTACAATAGCTACCTCTCTTAACATAATTGAAAATACAGCAGCAGGATAGATTGTATATAGATTACTAAGGTATTCTCTTAGATTCTCTACATTCCAATGAATTCTGTCAGCAAGATGTTTTATGTAGAAGTAGGGTTCTGTGGGAATTTCTTCATTTTCCACTTCCTTAATTATGCCTTCTTTGATAAGAAATGGAATACTTTCCTCACAGACAACTACAGTGTAAAATGGCATGAAACCATAAGCACTGTTCATTCCAAAGGCAAATGTATTACCCATTTCCACTTCCTTACCAGTCTTCACAAAAATAAGTTTCTTCATACTTTTCTTTTTTTTTTTAATTAATATTCTTGGAACCAAATGATTGGCTCTCCATATTTTTCTTTAGTTAATTTGCTTACTTCTTGAAATACAGTAGATGGCATCCTTTCCTCTTGCCTTGCATAGTATGCAGGATGCTTCTCTTCCAGTATTATATTAGTGTTCTTATTAATGTAAGGTTTAAGTGTCTTAGCCTGTTCACCAAATAGAACATATATAATACCAGTCTGCCACTCTGATAAATTCTTTAGTAACTTGGTCATGAAAGGTCTCCACATCATTGTGTGGCTACCTACTTTATTCATCTCACAAGTCAGTGCAGAATTAATCATTAGTACTCCTTGATTAGCCCAACTCTCTAAAGTCTGGTCAAAGATAATACTATTATGTGGAATCTCAAAATTAATGCAAGCCTCTTTAACAATCTTTAGTGAAGGAGATAAGTCATCTTCGCTTATCTCACTTCTATTACCAAATAGGATACCTGTAGCTACATCTTTCTGTGGATATGGGTCCTGTCCTATCATAACTACTTTCAAGTTCTTATAGGGACATAGAGTAAATGCTTTGAATATATTAGGAATACTGGGGCATATAGGCTTTCTTATATTGCCTATAATCCCAGTAACCTTATTCAACTCATTAACATCTATAACTCTAATCCAATTACCAAAATATTCATTTAGTGTCATAACTTAAACTGTCTTACAACTTCATCTGCATGAGCTGCTAACATTTCATTCATCTCTTCATTAGTAAAGTCAGCTCTCATAGGTGTAGGAGTTCTAAAGAACCTACTAGCATCTTCAATAATAACCTTGACTTTAATATTCTCACTTATTTTTATCCAATTTATCCTAGAATAAGGAAGAACATCTCTGCTACTTAACAAATAAGGAAGAACTTTCTTCATTATACCTTTACCTATTAAGTCACTACCGTCAATGATTATATTAGGATGTAAATACACTCTACATTCAGTCCAAGTCCAACCTCTCACTCTATTGCTGACATCTTCAACATCATAATGACCTATCAGAGTAGCAAAGAATATAGGGTTAAAATTAGCATCAAAGATATAGCCTCTTCCTCCATGATACTCAATATCTTTGTTTGTCTTTATATTCACCATGCCATATTGAATGGTAGATTCAAAGAGTTGTTTGAGTATAGAATCAGCAGTTCTTTTGTTATTAATATAACTCTGCTGAATTATAGGAACCACTAACTCTTTTTCTCCTATACTTGAAAAGGTTTTCCCAATAGTAGTTCTTAGTTCTCTCTCAGCATAACCTCTTATAGCAACTGGAACCTCAAACTCTGGACCACTTAAATCACATTTAGTGAACCTATTAAGCACATTATTATTAGACCAACTTATACCTGCTTGAGATAACTGAGAATACTCACCACTTCCTTCATTTCTGAATAAGCCAGCAATTGTACTAGCAAATCTATAGTTAATTGTTACTGCCATACTACATTTCTACTTTATAATACATAGTAGTTGCATCATAGGTAGTAAGGAAGGGCACATCTCTTGGGAATACTGGGTCACATTCATTAGCTACAAAGTTAACAAATATATTGACCATAACTGAGCCAATCATATTAGCCATAAATGTAGTTTGTTTATAGCTACAGAGAGTCTCTTCTGCCTCTGCATCACTAAACAACCATTCTTCTTCATAGAGTTTCATTGCCCTTTCATCATCACCTTGAATTGCAATTACTTGAAATTCTTCTGCTGCTAATCTACCATCAATGAATAGACATTTAGATGTATCATCAGTTGTGTCTCTCCAGTTCTTCCAACTTTGATAGAATACCTTTCTTGCTTCCATGTTATCAAAGCCACAAATCATAATAGGACCTCCTAAGGATTGGCCAGTAAATCTTTGAGTATTCACATTACCATTATAGAAGTTACCATAACTCTTCATCATTTGATAAATGGCATTACCTTTATAGTTTCCTACATCTGTTACACTATACAACTGACCTGATATATTAACAGCTTCTACTCTATCATCATCATACATAGTGATTCTAGCTGGTTGCATTCTAGCTAATAGAAATGCAACATAACTACCAATACCACCTAATCCAGCTAATATAATAGATTTCTGTCGAATAGCTTCATACCAGACAGCACCACTAAATCTACTTGTAGATTCCTGCAACTGTAAAGTAGCTGAATTCACAGGTATCTCACTGTCTTGAGTAGCAATTGCTTGGTCAAGTACAGCTTGTTCTTCTGGTGTCAATTCTACTGATGGTTCCTCAGATACTTGAAGAGTATCATCTATAAGGGTTGATTCTTCAACCTCTCTACTAGCTAAAAATCTATTAGCTTCTTCTATTAGTGCAGCTAAATCAGGAGATAATGACTCCTCTACAACAGGTATTGGAGCCTCATCAAATGTAGCAGTCTGCATAGCCTCTTCATAATCAGTAGGCACTGCTTCTATTACTCTTTCTTCTTCATTCATAATTAAATGATATATCTATTTAATATTTCAATGAACTGATTAATATACTTACCTTTAGTAGTGAGTGCACTAAGCACCTCTGCTAAGTCATGTGCAATTAATGCAGCAAGTACTTCATCATCAAACATCTCAAGCTTAGGGTCTTCTGTATAGTACACAAGGAACTCTACATATTGTTCTGCCCAAGCATGGAATAGCTTTTCATCTTCAAACCTTTGTTCAAACATCTCTTCACCAGCCCTAGCTAATTCATCAAGAGTTGTATCAGTAGGCTTAAAGTAATTGATGTCACCAGTAACTAACTGAGCAGCTAAATCATTAATAGTCTCAGGGTCAACTTTAACATGACCATAAGGAGGTGGCACATCAACATCAGGTTCTTCAAAAGGTAACTCATTCTGTACAGGTGGTACATAGTTAGGATTTGTAGGTACTGCTAGATTACCTCTTCCTACATTAGTCTGGTAACTGATGCCATTTGTAGGTACTGCTGGTTTATCCTCTTTCTTACCCCAGTTTCCATATTGACCATAGTTATTATAGCCACCACCATAGTTACCATAAGGAGTTGTTGCAGCTTTTTCTTTAGCAGCTTTAGCTTTCTGTTCTTTAACTTCTTCAATCCTAGCAGCCATTTCTGAAAAGGGATTTTCAATGGCAGGTCTTTCTACATCAAGCATAAAGTACTCAAGCTTCTTTCTATTGAAGCTATAAGTAACAGGGCTTCCAGTTACCTCTTGACCATTAAATGTAGGATATTTAATGAAGCCAGTAGCCTGCATCTCCTCAACAACCACTCTTGTAATAGCTGCTTGATAAGTACCCTTAGTATCAATAATCAAGGATACAAAGTGAATTCTATCAGTGCCCTCTTCTCTAAGAGTAGCTAAGTCTGTACCACTAAAGAATGCACCTAATATATGATGTGAGTGCATTAATCCTTGATATACCTTTTCATCAAGTAACTCTGGATGCTCTACCATATAACCTATTACATCAGGAGACTGGTTAAACTCAGTATAGCCACTAGTTCCTATATCTTGCAATAGGAAATCAAAGGCATTAATTACCAAGTCTTTAGTTTCAAAACTTCCAGATACTGTATAGAATAAAGTACCTGAGTATTCATCTCTTGGAAATCTATCCAAGTAATATCTTATTTTCTGTTCCAATTCTGGGCTTACAATCAACTTATATGTAGATGACTGCTTTACTAGGTCCAGCAGTTTGGGTTTCTGTACTGTTGTTTCCATATTCATAATTTACTACTTTCAAAATACATTTATATATGTATTCTGCAAGTCTGTTGTTAATAAAATTAGATAAGTTATTATCGTTAGCTCTGCTCTCCAAATCCCTCACCACTAGTCTTACATCCTCACCTTTAAAAGTGCATATCCTTTTTCCTACGTATCTTGAATAGTTAGTTCCTCTACCACTGTTATCATAATAGAACCTGTTGTTATTGATGATTCCTTTTACAAGTACACCTTCTGCAAGCAAGTCTAAATATGTAGCAGTTGCATTACCCTCAGCATATTGAATATTGTACCATTCAATGAATTCATTGCTCAAGAATATTCTCCAAGTGATATATGACATACTGATACCATAGCTACCATTAGCAAAATCGAACTTGAGTTTCTTTCTCTCAAGAAGCCATTTGACAAATTGTCTAACTCTTTCATTATTAAATGAATTAAAATGAGGCAAATTTTCATCACTAAACATAGACCAATTATTCTCACCACGACTCATACTATTCTTACCAAGATTCTCCATTCTCTTATAAGGACCTCCAGCAAGTGACTCTACTTGAACATACTTACTGAGTTCAAGACAGAATAACTGCCATCTTAGTTCATCAAAGTCTGTTGCTAGTAATGCAAGAGTATCTCTAATAGGACCACTACCTAAACAAGGAGATTGAAATGATGTAAAATCCCTCGTAGGAATAGAGTGAATATGACTGTGCATATAGTTATTCTGTAACTGGAATACATCATATTCAGCTCTATTTAGCAGGAAGTCTCCTCTTGATTTACCTCTCCAATTAAAAGTTACTTTAGCATACAACTCCCAGATGTCTATATATCTATCATTTTCATTAGTTACCCTAACTTCTGGAAATCTAACTAATATAAATATCTCATTGAACCTGTTAGAACCATAAAGATTATTCCCTGGTTCAAGAATACTTTCCTCTGAGAAGTTCCTTCTAATAAGAGATATATA